TTGCGCCCAAAGGGTTGTAAGTAGTAATTAAATCCGTAATGGCATTATTTACGTTTGCCACCTTCAAGGTGGGGCGTGGCAATGTACCTTTTGCTGAAAACTCAAAGCCATCAACCTCGACTGGCACTGCCGGATAAGAATTTGAGCCAAACTTAATTTCCTCTGTCAATCCATTTGTACCAGCGTGATAACGCAAGGTAAGCTTAGGGCCGTTATTTATTTCAGGCGTAAGATAAACTTCAAACAAATCAATAACGGCGGTTGGGGCAAGTTTAAGTAACTCCTCAGCTAATGGCTCAAATGCCTCCCAAATACAGGTGCCGTCAACAAGCTGCTGCGTAATTTTGAACGGGAATGCAGGCTCGCTGTGAGGAAACTCTGAGTAAGTATCTGCGGTGTCACTGGTGCCAGCTTTTATGCATTTAAACGCAAGTGTGTTGTTCTTAGCGGGATTAGCGCGAACAACATCACCAACCGCATAAGGTTCTCCAGGCTCCCATTTATGCAGAGAATACGGATAAGCCATTAGGTCTCAAATACCTGCACAAAAGTAGCATTAATATTAAATAAGTTTGAGTATGGCATAGTCTTAGTCCAATCTTGGCAAACCCATTTGTACGTCGTAGCCTCGTCTGGTGGCGACCAATTAAAAGACTCAACACCTTTTCTTGCTTCTAAAAAATCTTCAATCGTATTTGCGACAGTCGCCGTTCTGTTTTCCCAAGACAATGTCCAAACTTTTGGGTCTTGGTTAATGCCAAATGTTGCTCGCTGTGAATATCCAGAGCCAAACTCAACATTGCGCACTTTGGGTTGCGCTTTTTTGCTGGCTCCGTAATCAGGCGATATGTCAGGGAAAGTAGCCATTAGCTAAGCAAACCTCCAGGACGCTTTTGCTTAATTAGCTCAGCTTGCACAGCTGCGCCAATCGCTGAGCCTAAAGCTTTGGCATTTGGCTGATCACCTTGCACGTTAGATCCTGATGCGTCAACGTTCACTACCACGTTACCAACTCCACCAGAAGACTCAACTCCAAGCTTGCCATTGCGACCGCGACGTAGTGGCATGATCGCTTCAGGACCAGCCTCTCCCATCAAGCCAAAACGACCTGACCCACCATTTGCATACTGAAAGAACGTTGGTTTTTTGACAATTCCGCCCTTGGCATATGGAACAATCTTGTTTCTGCCAATAACAGCTCCGTTAGCCGCGCCGACAACGCCGCCATTTTTAAAACCTAGGAAATCTCCTAAACCTGGAAACATTGATTTAGCGGCTTGGAACATCGCAAACTTTATTAGCATCTTAGACAAATCAGACAAAATAGACCGAGCAAGATCAGAGAAATTTGCCTTACCTGTAGTTACAAATTCAGCAAGTGTATCCCCCATTCCCTCAAAAGCACTTATTGTTATTTTGGCAAGATTGCCCGTTAAATCGCCCATGCTTTTTATGCCATTTGCAAATTGCTCAGCAAAAGTTTTAGTCTTGTCATTTGCTTCTTCTTGACCTTCAATTATTTTGTCAATAATTTCATTTATTTCTTCTCGCGTCATCTTTTGAGAGAGTAACAGAGGTAAAAACTGTTGCTCTAGACTAAGTCTTTGCCTCGACAACTCACGCTGCTCAAATTCTTTTTGAGTTATTTCTCCTGTTTGCAGCAAGGCTTTATCAAGCTGCGTATTTAAATTTTCTTGCAGATCTTTCAGCTGTTGCTCAATTTGCAGGCGAGACTGTTCGGCAGTAAAATGTGCCTGAGCTTCCTTAACAATTCGCTGATTCGCCTCTAGGTCGTCAAGGCTAGTCTGCAACAGATCATTTGCAAGTTTCGCCTCAACGTCGGCAAGGGTAATGATTTGACGCATGCCATTGATGCGTGCATCCATCATTGCATCACTTATATCTTTAGCCTCTTCGCCATCTGCGCCACCTGTTGGTTTTAATTCAGGGAAAGACGTTAAATCGCCAAGCCCTTTAAGTAATCCTTCTATCCCAGTAGCATCTTCCAGCTCCTTACTTGCTTCAATAGCATTTTCAGTAACAACAATATAATCATCAAGTTGCTTTATTTTTGCAATCAATGGCTCAACATTTCTTGTAGGTCTTAAATCGGCACCTGATATAGCTCTACTTCCAGTCTGCGCATTTAGAGACCTATTGCCTTGTAATATTTCAGGCGTTTCTTGTGTGCCATCAGGAAGCACTTTGGCGTCAAGTTGTCTTTTAAGTTCTGCTCGTTGTTTCTGTAAATTTAAAAGATGCCTCTGTGCTTGCTGCTCATCCATTGCGCCACTTCTTATTTGCTGTACAGCTCGATCATTTTTCCGAACATACCTGTCAATCGCCACGCCAGCGGCTGTTATGCCTGCAGCTAACAAAAAGAATGGATTCACTAAAATTGCTCTGTTAAGCAACAAAACTGCAGCTCTTAGGACGCCAACTCTCTTTGCTAATGGAATCAATCTACCACCAATAGTTGCAGTTAGAGTTAGTAGTTTGCCTCCAATAGCGCCACCTACAATAATCGCAATAAGATCTTTGATTTTATCGCCATGCTTAATTACTAAAGCAATACCATCCAAGATTACGCGCACAATGTCCACGAAAGCTTTTGCAAAAGCTTTAATTGTTTCAATATTGTTAGTTACAAAATCTGTAATGGCAGTCTGCAGCTCCGCTCCAATTGGTTTTATTGCCCGACCAACTGCTAGCCTCATTTCATTAAAAGCAACCTGAGATCTTGCGCCAGCTTCCTCATTTGATGCAGCAATTTGTAGAGCTATATCCTCGTATTTAACACCAATACTTACAAGGAAATTCATCAATTCTCCGAGGCCAACCGTGCCCTGTTTTAAGGCTGCCTGCATCTCCATTGTCGTCATTTTGTTAGCAGCTGCGAATTCTGTGACGGCCGCTGGAAAGCGCTCACCGAGCTGCCCAGAAAGCTCCTCTGCGCTCACCTTACCCTTGGAGAAAATTTGCACGAGGGCGGTAATTGCACTATTTACATCTTCAGCTCCACCCGCAGTACCTTTAATAGCAACAATGACATTTGTGAAGGCAAGAGCAGCATCATTTACATTGCCTTTCGCTCCAAGAACTGCAGCTGCGAGCCTAGTTATTCCTTTAATAGCTACTTCTTGCGGAACATTTAATTGCTTAGTTACTTTGGTCGCTTGCTCAAGCAAAGTATTGTAATTTTCTTGGCTCCCTGCAATACCTTTTAGAGCAATTAAAGCTTTGTCAATCTGGGCCGCGTATTCAGCAACACCTTCAATGTTTTTCCTAGCGATGCCAGCCGTAGCTCCAAAAGCAGCTCCTGCAGCCACTCCTCCAGGTCCAAATGGAGCACCTGCTAATGCACCTAAAGCACCTTCTGGACCCCCAAATACCGCCCCTGCTGCTACACCACCTGCTGTCTGTGCGACTCCTTTTAAAGTCATGCCACGGCGTGTACTAAGTTTTGCTAATCTCCTATCAACTTTTTCAATCTCTTTCGTCAACTCACGAAATTTTTGACTTGTAGGACTAATGCCTGCCCGCAAAGAAGTAAAAGCTGCTCTTTGATTTTGAAGACTATTGATACTGCCATTTGATGCAGCAGTTGCAGCCTTTATATCAGCAGTTACTTCATTAACGCTTTTGCCCATCCTATCAATATCCGCACTAATTCCTGCCATGCCTATGTTCGCAATACTGCCATATAGGCCACTTATTTCACGAACTTGAGTTGGTACAACGGGACGTAGTGGTGCAGTTCCTCCAGCAATAATTGCACCAGTACTTGGGTCACGACTCCCTATCTCAAGAGTGCCCTTACGTCGTCCACCCAAAGCCCCCTGTATATCAGCAATTTTTTTAGCCCTGCGCTCTGAACGCTCTTGAGCGCGTGTTAGTTCTTCATAAGCTCTAGTGCTAATCCCTAAAGCAATATTTAACTGCTCTTGTGCGTCTTTTAATTGATTAGTAGTTGTGGTGTATTCCCTGCTGCCGTGGTCAATATTTTCAAGGTCTTGAGTAAGCTCGGCAATCTTCTGCTTTAAAGAGGCTGTAGTGTTAATTCTTTCAATATCAATTTTTTTTGAACTCACCGCGCTTGCGGCGGCAGCTTTGTTCATTGCAACAACGTTATTTGCTACGACTACTTGCCTTTGCTGCGATCTAGTAAGTTCTTGAGTTATCGCATTAATTCGTATTAACTTATTTGTGTATTCTTCAGAAGATACGGCTGCTTTTTGCAGCATATGCTGCTGCGCTTGAAGCTGACGAAGAGTTTTTTCAGGTATAGCAGAGGTAAATTCTCCAGCAATTTGCCCTGGAGCTCTTTTTCTGCCAGTTTCCTCCTCTTTTCTGTTAAGCCTATCAAGTGATTGTGTTAAAGAGTCAATATCTTTTCCTAATTTTTTGTAAACAGTACTGCCAATAGTCGCCTGCTGTTTCAAGCCCTTAAAGGCGTCAATCTGCCCACGAATTGATTGCTGACTTAACTTTCCTGCTTTAGCAACTTCCCTTATTTCTTTTCTTAATCCTTCTA